CCTGGTTCCCTTCAACGACGGCGATCGCGCCGACCTTGCGCCTCACTTCGCCCCCCTTAGCACAGATACACATCTAGTGTCAAATCAATCATGCTCATGGCGCATCATGAATTCCGTGCATAGTCGTGTTCGAGGATCTCGGCTACCGCGCTTAGAGCAATCGCTTCGCGCGCCAGCCGCTCGATCGTCGGGACTCCATTACTCGCATCGGCCAACAGCATCGCGGCTCCGCGCAGCCAGCGCCTGGCTTGCTTAATTGCCTCAACATCTGGTTTTTTGGATACTACTGGGAGTAGTTTGTCAAGATGTTTTTTTGCCATGATTTAACATTCTATCTACCACAGGTTGTGGCGTCAAGAATTATGTTGACACAGGTTGTGGCGTTATGTACTTTAGCTGCCATGTCAACACGTGTCCGCACTTGGGAAGTTCTTGACTACGGCGAGGTGGATCGCAGCTCGCCGACTATTCCATTTCAGGCCGAGTGCGGACATGAAGCCGAACTGCCGGTCTGCGGGCGGGTTATGGCGATCACTTCAGGGGCAATAATTTTCGACGTAGAGGGCGGCAAAAGTCCTGCTAAGATTCGCTGTCGCAGGTGTGGAAGGGTGTTTGTTAATTCTACTGAGTCAACTCCTTCGTTTATTGGGATGGCGAATGTTCGGTAAATGGTTTGCTCAGACTTACACAGGTTCCATGTTTGGAGCTGGCTCCACGGTATTCGCGGTTTGGAGCTATGTTGTCGCTCACATCCAATTCGGCACTGTAGAAATCAACCCATCGCTGCTAGCGGCGGTCCTCGGGGATTCCAAGGAAAACGTAGACCGCGCGCTAGAATATCTTTGCTCTCCCGATCCGGCAAGCAGGACCAATATCGAAGGCGGATGCAGGTTAGTGCGTGAAGGGGAGTATCTCTACCGCGTGCCAACCGCCAATATTTACCGGGGAATGCGCGATGAAAACGATCGGCGCGCTTACAACCGCAAGAAAATGGCGCTGTCTCGGGCTAATAGAACCAGTCAAATCGTGTCAACATCTATGTTACCAAATGTGTGCCGCCGTGTACCGCCGTGTACCGCCGTGTGCCGTTGTGTACCGGCGTGTGCCGTTGTGAGCCCATCACAGATAACAGATCACAGATCACAGATCACAGAAGTAAACCTAAGATCAAAAGCAAAAGAGCGCTTCGCGCCTCCTTCGCTCGCAGACTTGAAAACCTACATCGACGAACGGAAAAGCGTGATCGACCCGCAAGCATTTTTAGATTTCTACGAATCCAAGGGATGGCGCGTGGGAAATCAGCCGATGAAAGATTGGCGCGCGGCTGTGCGCACCTGGGAACGCCGGGAAAAGCAAAATCCAACGCGCAAAGGGGAGGCTGCTCCTGGAATCCTGTCGGTGAATGGCGCGGACCTGAAGCGCAAGGCAGCACAACGGCTGGGAGATGCGAAATGAATATGCCCTGCAATATCGAGGCCGAGAGATCCGTGCTTGGGGCGATCCTGCTGGACAACGAAAGCTACCTGGAAGCCTCCGAGGGATTGAAAGCCGAAGATTTTTCACTGGAGTCGCATCGCCGCATTTTTGCCCGCATGTCTCACCTGATGGAAAGCAATCGCCCGGTGGACATCATCACGCTGGTGGATGAACTGGAGACGCATAAAGACTTAACGGCAGTGGGCGATGTCGGATACATTTCCTCGCTGCTGGATGGGGTTCCAGATCGCCCATCGATTGCCCACTACGTCGCGATCGTGCGTGACAAATCCATCCTGCGGGGGCTGATTAACGTCTGCAAGGTGGGAGTGGCGCGAGCTTCCGAACAGCGCGACGGGGCGCTATCACTCGTTGGCGATCTGGAAGACGCACTCTCGCGGCTGGCCGGACGGCCGCGTAACGAAGCACGGGCGCTAAAAGACATTTTGCGCGACGTGCTCAACGACATGGCCGTGGAACGCAAGCGCACCAAGGAATTTATAGGCATTCCAACGGGTGTGGCGGACTTGGATCAGATGCTTGGCGGCATGAGGGATGCCGAACTCTGGATTGCTGGCGGAAAACCAGGCCGCGGTAAAACTTCGTTTGGGATCCAGTTCGCGATCAACGCCGTGCAAGCCGATTTTCCGACTGCCGATTTTACGCTGGAGATGACGGCGAAGCAGGTTGGGCGCCGCGTTATAGCCGGCTACACGCCAGCGGAAGCTTTCGGCGCGCGCGATGCGAAACTTCTCAGCGAATCGCGATGGCACCAGGTGATCGAGGGCACGGCGCAGCTCTCCACGCTCCCACTGTTTGTCGACGATTCGTCGATGCTGAGCCTTCGCGAACTACGGGCGCGGCTGAAATTGTACAAAAAAAAATTCGGCATACGGCTGGCGATTGTGGATTACCTGCGCCTGCTCCAGGCGCCCGGACGTGACACGCGAGAACGTGTCAGCAATATCGGCTTAGGCTTGGCGCAACTGGCGAAAGAGGAAAATATTGCGATACTCGCGCTGTCGCAACTGAGCCGCGGCGACGATCTAAACAGCGTTCCGGACATGAGTGATCTGAAGGAATCGGGCGATCTGGAAGCGGCGGCGCATGTGGTTCTCTTGCTGCACCGGCCTTTCGACAAAGAGCAGGGAAGATTTACGGGCGACGATTCGATTATCGTCGGCAAGGCGCGGGAAGGCCCGACCAGCGCCTGTCCGGTGTGGTACGACGAGACAAAATTGATTTTCCAGCCACGCTATTTACAGGGGATGAAGCCATGACGCAGCACTACACGCGCAACACGATTTCGGCGGAGGCTTGGTGCGGGAAATGTCAGAAATTTACCCAGCACCAAGTCCATGATCGGCGAAAAGGGGCATGTCTGGATTGCATTGCGAAGCTGGAAAGCACGCACGCGCAACGACCAGATCGAGCGGTTGCCGTGCAGAAGGGATTATTCGCATGAGCCGAGCGAGCGAGGCGGGAAACGCGGTTGTATATGCGGCGGAGCAGGTTTGCGGGCTCTACGGCGTCCAGGTCACGCGCGAGCAGTCGCGCATGTTCAACGTCCAAGGCACCGCCGGCCGATGGCGCCCGATGTTCTTTGGGCAGTGGACGGACAACTTCGGTAAGATTCATCGCGCGGGGAAGGCAGATCTGCTGGCGCGGCCGCGAATCGAAGTTGCAGTTGCGGAACTGGCGGGAATTCCGGCGCGGCATCCGATGCATGTGTACCGGTCCGCCCCGCTGTGGATCGAGTGCAAGAGTGGCGCGGGGCGCATGACTTCAGACCAGATTGCATTCAAAAACTGGGTGGACTCTAACGGCGATTACTTTCTGCTGCTGCACGACGACGTGCGGCCGCTGATTACCTGGTTCGACGCGCACGGGGTCGAGCGCCGCTGCGACAGCGGCGATCTGCGGGCGGTCACAGACCACGTTGACAGTACTGAATTGTACTTACTTCCGTGTAAGCACTGTGGTGCCCTACGCTCGGAACACATCGGCCCCGCGCTCGGGTGCCGACTGCGGAAGGGGAAATCGGCGGGCGTGTGGAGTCCGGACTTGAAAGCGAGGGTGTAGCATGCCAAAAGCTAAGCCTCTTGCGCCGGAATTGGCGGCACTGATTCCCGATGGTATTGAGAAATTTATCCCTAGATGCATTGTGTGTTCCAAAACGGTGCCTGCCAATCGGGCGCGTGGGCGGTCCAAGGACACGTGTTCGCCCGCCTGCCATCGGGTGCGGCAGCTCTATCGCACGTTCGTGGTGCTGACTTCAAAATGTCTGGCTTGCCATCATCCCTCGTCGCCGACAGAGCGCGCAGATTTCATTCGCTGGCGCAAGGACCGCGGGCATATCCGGGATCGGATGGGGCGACCTCCGGTGAAAATCAGACGCGCGCTGATCGAGGCTGTTGCAATTCTTGGCGAATATCTGGCGCCCGACGACGAGTACCTGGCGTTGGCGATAGCCAAGTTCGCAAAAGTTCTCGCACCACAAAAGCCAACAGCGGCACCCGAGATTCCGGTTGACATTCCGGCTGGCGATTCGCTAGCGTGCGAGGAGTTAGCGGGAACGGGTCAGAAGCGCTGACCGAATTTCACGGAGACGAATTCTTATGGCTTCACGCAGACTTTTCGGACCGACCAGGGCATCCAACGTGACGATTGCCCAGAATGTTTCTGGGGCGCTAGCGCAGACGCTGCCCGCAGTGCAGTTAATATCGGGCAGCACCGAAACGCAAATTGTCGATCCCGGAGTTATCGCCAATTTGCTGATTCTCAGTATCCCCCCTGGCAGTCCGCTGGAGCAACGCCCGTTCGAAGTTCTGGTCAGCGGCTATGTGACAACCGCGACTACGGCGACTGCAACTGTTTCCATCTACGAGGGCACTTCGACCACGATTGCCAGCAATAAAAAACTGGCCACCACGGGAGCCTCCGCGTCGCTGGCGACAGCTTCGTGCCCGTTTGAGTTGCGTATACGCTGTATCTACGATTCAGTGAGCGGCAAACTTGACGGCTATATTATCTCCGGCATCATCGGCGGCACGCTGGTGACTCCGGCTGCGTTCACGGCTGGGTCCAGCCCGTATGCGCTGACCATAATCAACACCAACAACCCAGTGTTGAGTTTTACGCTGACTGCAACTTTCAGCTCGGCCAACGCTGGCAACACCATCCACATTCAGGAATTCTGCGTTCTAGACGAGTAAAACAAGTTCCCTCCTGAACGCTGAGGAGCTGAAAACCAGCAAGCGCGTTTTGAAAGAAAAACCAGTTATGGCCGAAAAAAAGCCAGAACACGCGACCGGTACTCACGGTAAAAAATCCGGAAAGAAAAAGCCGCACAAGATCATTACCACGCGGGCGCAGGATGGCTCGTTCGGGCATGAACACCTCTACGAAGGCTCGGACAAGCCGGTGTTTGCCGGGACCTCGCAGGGCATGGAAGACCTGCACGCGCACATGGACGATCATTTCGGTGGGGCTGGCGGCGGGGAGCAGGCAGCCGAAGCAGAACCTCCCGCAGCCGCGGCTGCGCCGCCTGTGGAAGAGGCTTGATGTCAAACTTTATCCAGGCCGCGACGGCGCGCATGAAGCGCAAAGGGACGCTGGGGAAGTTCGGCAAGGCCACCGCCAAGAAAATCTCTGCGGGAAAAAAGGCAGGCGGTGTGCGAAAGAAAGAAGCCGTATTCGCCGAGAACATGAAGCACATTGCGCGCCGCGCGCCCGCTAAAAGTTCATCCGGCTATAGCCCACACAATGCCATCGGGAGTTACTGATGGCCGATCCGCTTACTCCACTGACAGCCTCAGAGACATCCGCACAGGAATTACAGACTGCACACGAACATTACGTTCATCGGCTGCTGGTCGGACTCGATCAGTTCATGGATGTGGTTACCGATGGCGATCCCGACGAGACGATTTCCAGCCGGGCGGCGCGGGCAGCGGAAAAGGGCAAGCCGTGGGGAGTGGGGCTCAGCAAGATTCTGAATGCCTTTCAATCGGATCATGGAGTGAAAGCTCAGGCCGGCGACGTGGAACGGGCTGAGGCCGTGGTCGCATCCGAGGAAGGCAGCGGATACCTATCATCGCCTTCGCCCCAATGACATGCAACTCGATCTGGCCCGCGTCGATACCGACTCCGATTATCGCAATGAAGCTCGACACCGCTGCCTGACTGATCACTTCTTCCTGGCCAACCTGCTGGGGCCGCTTTTTGACGGATTTACACCCCGCATTCACCAGCCGGTCGTCGATCTCTATTTCCCCAAAAATCCGGGACTGCATATTCGCGAGCAGCATGCAATCAAGAACCGGCTGCATCTCGATCCGCGGGGCACGGGAAAAACCACGATGGGGCGCGTGGACTCGCTGCAATGGATACTGGCTTTCCCGGAAGATATCTCGATTCTGAACGAGACGGCTACGAAGCCTCTAGCGGAAACCATCTCTCGCAGCCTGGCGGAGTTCTTCTGGAAGCCGAAAGGAGTCACGGAGTCGACGGCCATCCAACGGCTGTTTCCAGAGTTGTGCGTGGAGAAAGCTCCTACAGGAGTGTGGGACACTCCAGTACGTACATTCGGAGGGCTCGACAACACGACCAATTTCACTTCCCCCGGATCGCGACAGGCGGGCTGGCATCCTTGGGTGGAGTGCATCGACGATATGGTCGAGACGGAAAACTCCGGCATCCATGCGCACGATGAAGTGCGGCGGGCGGTGGTCGATACCTATTACACCAACAAGAACACGCTGCAACCGGGCGGCTATATCAACCTGCGCGGTACGCGCTATCATCCTTTCGAGCTGTACGGTGACGTGATCGAGAAGATGGATCCAGAAGACTGGAAAGTGCTGATTCGCTCGGCGATGACGGTGAAATCGAAACGCAAACTGATGCCGGGAGAGTTCCCCGACAAGGACGACGTGACGCTGCACTTCGCGGAGATGCCGGGAATGGATTACCGCTCGCTGCGGCAGAAATTCTTTGACGACTACGAATCGTTCATGTGCCAGCAGCAGAACGATCCGCAGGGCGGACACATCGCGGTGTTTGATGAAGATTTATATACGTCGATGTTAATCAAGCCGGAGCGCATTCCGATCCTGGGCGACACGTATATCTGCTGGCGGCTGCCCTATGGTGGCAAGGATTATATGGCGGGAGTGGCTGAGGGGGCAGCGGCTCGGGTCTGGGAAGGCAAAGTGTATGTGACCGATGCCTGGGGGGGGAACTACACGCCCTCGCGGCTGGCGGAAAAGATTGTGCGCGAGGCGAAAGAACACCAGGCGCAGATGGTGATGCTCGAAGCGCTGCCGGGAACCGAGTACATCGAAGCGCACATTCGCAATGAGGCGGCGCGGCGCAACGTTTCGCTGCGGATGCAGTGGATGGAATTTGAGGACGACGACAATTGCCGCTTTGAGCGCATCAAGCAGCTCGAGCCGCAGGCGCGCGCGGGACGTGTGCTGCTGTCGACGGCGACGGGGAAGGCGGGGGAACTCCGAAGACAACTGTGCAACTTTGGGCTGGTGCGGGAGAATGGGATTGTCGACGCGATCTCGCGACTGGCGGCGAAGGTTCCTGTAAGCCTGATGCGGCAGGAGATCGAAGACGAAGAAGCGGAGATGCATCTGCGGCGCCGGCAGGAGTTGATGTATCATTACGTTTACGGTGCCGGCGAAGGGTTGGCGGAGTTGGAATCGAAGCGGCGGCGCGAGCAGGAAGCGCATGCGGCGGCGATGCAGTCGATTGACAATATCGGGATGACGGACATTTTGGGAGGTCTGGATGGTTAATCGTCGAAGAATGTCCTCCCATGCAGCGCGTGCAACAGGTAGAGGTCAAACCAGTGATTGCGGGCAAATTCCAGGAGCCGGTAGTGGAGATAACGGGCGCGAAGGCGAGTAAGTTTTGGCATGCCGCACACTCTAGCGTGCGATAGAGTACGAAACTGTTCAATATTGCTCACATTTGGTAAAAAATGGCAGACGCAGCACAAACCGGACTGATGCCCATCGGCGCTCCGATGACTTTGCCGATCCGAGAGGATCAGGTCGAGATTACCGAGGGCGACGAAACTCCTCCTGTCTATAGCGAAGACGCGGCGGCGATGCTGGTCTGGGACAACTATCAGCGCGCCAAAAATTACGTGGAAAATAATGCGTGGCTCCTGGAGTGGCAGGAAACCGACATCCTCTACCAGTCGCCGATTCCGAATCGCTTTGTGCGCGCGGAAACGGGACGGCCGGCGCGCGTGCCGCGTTTTCTGGTGGCGAAAATGTCACGCACTCTGTCCCGCGCCGAGAAGCGCAGCCTCTTTGCCGAGCAGATTCCTTTCATGCTCCGGCCGCAGGGGAAATCGACCGAAGAGCAAATGAATGCATGGACCGACCTGCTGGCGGTCTTGTTGCGGCGCATGAAATTCCAGTACCACGGCGGATTGCAGATCAATTCTCAGAACCTGCAAGGCACCGGGTTGGGTAAATTTGGCTGGGACGAGCGGACGATTGTCAAGCACACGCGGAAGCGCAAGAAGCCTCCGGTTAGCGTCAAGATGCCGGCGGGGAATCGCGAGGTTCCCACCAAGGAGAGCGATGCTTTCGAAGCGCACGAGGAAACGGTCACCGAAAGTTGGCCATTCTACGAATACCGGCGGCTCGGCACTACGTTGTTCGATCCGAAATGGTGTACTCCGGACGAGCCTGAAGAATCGGCGGGCTACTGCATCGACGTCGATTACGTCACCTTTGCCGACCTCCAAGAGATGCGGCAGTTAAGCTGCTATCGCGAAACCAAAGACACAGACGGCAAGGTGCTTTCGCCGGGGATTCCTCCGGAAGAAGTTTTGTGTACATACTTTTTTGTCAAGCAGCAAGGCTCGGCACCGATGGGCTCGGCGATTGAGGATGCGATGACGGCACAGGGCTCGATGGTCACGCACGCCGAGGGGCGCAATAAGCAGACCAATTCGTCCCCGCTGGAGCAGCCGCTGTTGCTGCTTGAACAGTGGGACTGCCGCACGGTAAAAACCATTCTGTGCTATGACGGGCGCAAGTTGACCATCCGCAATGAAGAACACAAGCAGGGTTCGATGTCGCACACGGCAGCGACCTGGTGGCCGATCGATAATTCCGGCTACGGCATGGGCATCGGCAAGCTCGTCGGGCCGGACCAGCGCGTGAATCAGGGCGTGCTGAACGAACTGCTGAAGATGATTGCGTATCCGATGAACGCTCCTATCTTGTATGCTCGCGGCAGCGAAAACGCTCCTACGCAAAATACGATTAACCGGCACGGTGGCTATCAGGCGGTTGATCCCGGCCCGAGCGGCGACGTCAGTAAGGCCATGAGCTTTATGAAAATGGCCGAGATCCCCAGCGACGCCTGGAAGCTGATGGAATTTACCATGAGCGGCGCCGAAGAGTTGAGCGGCGCGGATGCGCAGATGCAGCAAGGGTTACCCAGCCGGACTCAGGGCGCTACACGTTCGGCGGCCGGCGCGAATCGACTGGCGGCGATGAGCGATCAGAATATCGCCGATCCTATCGACTCGTTTGCCAACGGCGTGATCGTTCCGGTCGTCGAATTTTTGATTCGCATGGTGAAGACGCGGATGCCGCTGCAGGAAATCCGCAAACTGCTGAGCGCGAAGCATGCCGCGGTGATCGAACAGGCGATCGCTATGGAGCAGTTTCTTGATGCCGATATGGAAGTGACGGTGCTCGCGGGGCAGAAACTGGCGGCGAAACAGGGCATCCAGCAGCTGATTCCGCTTTTCCTGCAACTCGTGCAACAGCCGCAGTTGCTGGAATTTTTACACCAGCGCGGCGATACGGTGGACTTCGGCGTCATCATGGACCTCATGCTGCAGGTGAGCGAACTGCAACAGCAGCCAGATATTTTCCGGCCGTTGACCGATGACGAGAAAAAGATGGTGCAGCAGTCGAGTCCAGGCGTGCAGAAAGTGCAAGGGGCGGCGGCGATCGAGCAACTCAAAGGGAAAAACAAGCAGGCCGAAATCCATACCAAGGGCGAAGTCGATCTCGCTAACAAGGCGGCAGAGTTGGCGATGATGAAGACTTCTGAGGGGATTCCGCTGGACCAGGCGGTCGAGCGGCTGGATCGCACGCAGGATATTTCGCAGCTGCAAAATGGCTTGCCGGACGTGATGGAGCAGTGAAACGCATCATATCGAACTCGGTGACGGAAGCGCTGGTCGAGAGCGTGGAGCGCGCGGATGAGATGGAGCACGTGTTGATCATTGCCACCAACAAGACCACCGGCGGCAGTTATGAACGGTAGTTGAGGAGCGCAATCCCAGACGTTTGTCTGGGTTAGCGACGGCCTGTTTTTGGTTCTAGAAAGGAGGACATGATGCTTCAGTATCAGTTAAAACTTCGAATGTGCAAGTCACAAGAGCAGAAGTGCGAACAGTTTTTATATCACCTGTCCTCTGTCTGGAATTGGGCGGTGCGGAAAATAGAACTCAACGCCAAAGACCACATCTATTTTCCCAAGATGGAGTTTCAGAACTTTCTCGCCAACCACAGCGAAAAGATGGGCATTCCGTCACACACGTTGCAAGGGGTTATCTGTACAGCACATGATGCTTGGAAACGCTGCTTCAAGAAGACTAGCGGCAAGCCTCGACTTAAAGGAATGCGGAACAAACTCACCAGCATTCCGTTTCCTGACCCCATCAAGGCTCCGAAAGGTAATCGCATCACTCTGCCGTCCCTTGGCAGTGTCCGCTTTCACAAGATGGACATTCCAGACGGCAAGATAAAGTGTGGTCGGATGGTCAAACGTGCATCGGGTTGGTATCTCTGCCTATTCATAGACGCAGAGCCGAAGAAGATTGAGCACGTTGCTTTTGGGGAGATTGGAATCGACTCAGGATTCAAAAGTCTTCTCACTACCTCAGATGGAGAAATCATAGAACATCCCCGAGAATTGGAAGGGGGAGCAGAGCGTCTTGCACAAGCACAACGTGGTCACGATAAGCAACTGGCTGCAAGACTTCAGGAGCGCATTGCCAATCGTAAGAAAGACAGGAATCACAAGTTGTCACACAGGCTGGTGTCAGAGAACATTTTCATCGCATTCACAAAAGACAAAATCTCTGGCATAGCGAAAAGATTTGGTAAGAGTGTGGCTTCCTCAGCACACTATCAGTTGAGACAAATGCTGTCCTACAAGATGCCCAAAAGCGGTGGGACGTATGTCGAACCTGATTCTAAGTTGTCCACCAAGACCTGCAACGAATGTGGGAGCCAAATATATGGTCCTACAGGGCTTGCAGGATTGTCGGTAAGACAATGGGTGTGTAGAGACTGTGGAGTCTCACACGATAGGGACGTAAATGCCGCTATCAATACACTCATAGTCGGGGCGGGATACGCCCACGAGAGGGAGACAGTAAATGTCTAACATCAGGAATCCCAGAGTTTACTCTGGGAGTATCAAGAAGTTCTCAGTTCCCAGTTCTCAGTTCTCAGTAAAAACGACCCGATCACCGACGACGATCGCGAGCATTTGCGGCGGTTGCCGTTGCGGGGATGGCGATCGCGAATAATGCGAGAACGCGAATGAGCGACCTGGAAAAATATCTGAAGGGCGAGCCGCTGAATGAGCACATGGCGGCGCTGATGGAGGAGCCTGCAGAGGCTGAAGAAGTTCTCCTCTCAGTTCTCAGTAAAAACGACCCGATCACCGACGACGATCGCGAGCATTTGCGGCGGCTTTTGGTTGAGCCTGGCTGGCAGGTACTCATGCAGTTACTAGACAGCGACCTTGCGCGGCAAGAAGATGTCGCCAAGCGGCAATCGCTGCGCGATCCGCTGGGACTGAATTCAGAGACGCCGCTAAATGCGCTCTGGGCGCAGGTGGCTTACCAGCGCAAGGCTCGCGAGATGATTGTGAGTTTGGCGGAAGCGGAAATTGCGAAGTTGAAGGTGAAGGCGAAGAAATAAAAATGCGCTACTGGGACGACAAAGACGGCAACGGAAAAAAGCTGACGGATGGCCGGGTCTGCCTGGTTATCGAGCCGGACGATCAGAATTTGCCGGACATCCGCACTTACGGACGCGACAAGGACGAAGTGCTGGAGAAAGTTGCCAAGACGGCGGAAACCGCCCAGGCTGAAATTCATCGGCTGCGCAACTCGCGGTCTGCCGCAACTCCTCCCGCCCGAACGATTCCCCCGAACGGAGCGGCACCATCATCCGCCGCTCCGTCCACCCGCTTGACATTGACAGCGGACGAGACGGCGCGGGCGACGGCGGACTTGTCGAATCCGGCGAAATCGAGTGAAGCCGTCAAGACGCTGCTGCGCGGCGCGGGCGTGGATGTGGACGCGATTCGATTTCGGGAAGACACGACACGGATGGCGAATGTTGCCAAGGAATGGGAGCGCGCGCATCCTGACCCGATCTGGGAAGACGAACGCAACCAGCGGCTGTTGATCGATACCGCAGTGCTGCATTTTGGCTTTCGCCAGAATATGGCGGCGGCGGCGATTGATGGCGCGTACGATTATTTGTTGCAACACAACATACTGTTTAAAGTACCTGAAGCAAGTTCGACAGTGCAGCCGGATGGAAATCCGGACTCCCGTACTGTGCGCAACGCCACTACTTACCGGGGCAACTCTTTGCGAGCTACTCATCCGGTGGCGGCGCGCGAAAACCCGAAAGCGTTTCTCGCCGAAGTCGATAAGCTGAATTCCAAAGAGCTTCGCGACAAGATCGAGAACGAGCCGGGATTCAAGGACAAGTACGAAAAGGCGATCGCCGCGGCGGCTGCCTAAAAAGTTACGGGAGAGTTTGCAATGAATTGGAATTGGATGGAAACGATGGCGCTGAAATTCATGCGAATACTGCTGGTGATTTTCCAGGTACTGCTGGCCTTTGGAAGCGCAGTATGTGCTTCGCTCGGCCTGATGGGAGCGCTGCAGGCGCGCGCCTTTGCGCTGAACGATGGGATCTCGCCCACTTCGATGGTGAGTGGCAACACTCCGCAGGCAGCGCTGACCACGCACTACAACCGCGTGTTCATGGAATATCTGAAAGCCCAGTTCACCAAGTTGCGGCTGTGCACGCGCTTCCCGATGCCTCCGCATGCCGGCCAGGTGTTTCGCAACTTCATGCTGGCGCCGCTCACCGCCAACACGACGCAGCAGTCGGAAGGTACGGTGGGCAGCGGCATTTCGGTTACCACGAACTACCAGGATTATCAACTGGGACAGTGGGCCGACTTTCTGAATATTTCGGACAAGGCGTTCATCACCACGATCTCGGATGATCTGGTGAATTACGAGCGCAATATGGCTTACCGGCTCGGCTTCACCGTTGACGATCTGGTGATGGCGTACTTCGATTACCTGCGCACGCTGGATACGAAGACGTCCAATCAGGACGTGACCACGGGCAACTATCAGTTGACGAAGCAGCAGATCGAGCAGGCTCCTTTCTCGCTGCTGGGGCAGAACGTGCTGCCGATGGATAAAGGCTATTTCTGCGGCTCGATCCATCCCTTCTTTGTGGGCGACATCATGGCGCTAGACAATTCGAATAACTCGATTGTCGACATCCTGAAGCACACTCCGGAAGGGTTGATGAAGCTGGAGGAATTGCCGGACGGACCCGAAGGCGATGAAGTGAAGTATATCGAGTTGATGGGCTGCCGCTGGATGACTTCGACGAACCAGACGCAGACGGCCAGTTTCCAGGGCTCGTCTTCGACGGCAATCAGGACTTACCTGGCCGGAAAAGATGCGATCGTGGCCATCAAGCTTGACCGCCCCGATCGTACCAATGTTGACGACGGCCAGCCGAAGAACATGAACCTGTGGCGCGGTGAGTATAAGATGGGCAACCAGGCTGATCCGTCGGGCGTGATTGGCGCCGGGACCAGCTACAACGCGATTCTGGCGTTTGGCGTGCCTCCTGATGTGACCAGCAGGGCGCGCTGTTTTGACGCTGTGCCGCAGACGACTTAAAACCGTCGTTGGTCGTTGGTCGATGGTCGTTAGAACACTAGGACGTTATGGCAAAAGTTGAAGACAAATCGCTAGATCAGATCCAGCGCGAAATTATCGAAACCGATTTGCAGACCAAGCAATTGCAATTGGCGGAAGCCAAGGACCGCAATGCGAAGTTCATGCAGGCCGAGGAAACGCGGCGCAAGTCTAACTCGCAGCGGCAGACGGAACTGAAGCAAGGCGCAGCCAATAAGCGGAAGGCGCAAAAGGGCTGCCGGCATAAAGCTGGCGGCTCGCCTTCGAACATTCACCGCGGAGGCGGCAAATTCGCTTTCAGTTTACTCACTCGCGCCATCATGCCGGACGGCAAGACGGAGCTGATTCAGTGCCAGCGCTGCAGTCTTAAGCTCTACGGCCGGGAGCGCACGTCGGCGGAAGTCGCTGCCATGAAGGCGGCGGATGCGGCTGACGAGAAAAAAGGCATACCAGCCACCCGATATGAGGATCATCTGTGGTGGCTGAAGCTGCGCGAAACCAGCATCGAGGACGGGATCCCCGATAATGTGATGCGCGGGCCGACTTTCAATTTTCAGGATGCCGATGGAGTGAACTTCATCCCGGAAATGGTTTAGAGTTTTTAGCGGTTAAATCATGCACCCTTCAGGAATGGGGGTAAATGTATGGCGGATACGGTCACGGAACGGGAAGCAAAGTTCAAAGATGCGGCCTTGGTTTTGGCCGATGATGCGGTGGATATGGCTGCGAAATTGAGGAATTGCATTCGCGGCGCGCATTACAAACGGGCAGAAAATCTGGCAGCGCTGCTGCAGCGCACCGTTAGGGACGCGAAATGGCTGATGCAGCGACAGCCTGAAGAGGACTAAAAATGTCAGGACCGTTCGCCAAAACTACATTCGGGCCGCCGGCCCCTGGCACCACTGATACCAATAAGGGCGCGCTGATCGCCGACGTGCAAGAGGGCGTTGTCGAGATAGTGGACATGCAGGGCAACACGCATGGCATCGAGAGCACGCTGCTGCTTTTGCAGGCGCAGACGGCGCTCACGACGATTACCACGGCGCAGACGCTGATGAGCCTGGCGCTGCTGGCGGGCGCGCTCAATAAGACTAACCGCACGCTCGCTATTTCGGGAACGGTGATCTTCACCAACAGTGCGAATGCCAGCAATCAGATTACGATTGCGCTGAAGCTCGGCGCCGTCACGCTCTGCACCATTTCCACGGCCGCCAGCATTGCCGCCTCGGTGACCAACGGCCAACTGACTTTCTGCTTTACGTTCAGTGTGGCCTCGGTCGGATCCAGTGGAACCCTGGAAGCCCATGGTGAAGTTGTAGCGCAACTTTCTACGACGTTAGGCACGGCGCTGCCGCAGTACGGCGACCAGAATACGGGCTTGTCGAGTGCCGTGAATCTGACTTCGGCCCTGACTCTGGCGGTCACGATTGCCGAAGGCGGCAGTGGCAGCGGCGCGATTGCCAGCGCCCAGTTGCGGCAAGGGCAGATCGAAGTCGTCAACTAAGAGGAGAAGTATGGCGAACGGCAAGAAGCCTACGGGATGGGGCGACGGATCTAGCGGTGCTCCTTTATCTGCGCCAGCGACAACTCCAGAGACGCTGGAAGATCGTATTGCGAGACTCGAAAGCGACCTCGCCATACTGGAGCCGCAGGAAGTCGCTGCGTTGCGCGAGATTTTGAAGCGCAATGGCTACAATCCAGACACTGGAACCTTCTAGGAGTCCTTTACGGGCAACTCCACTATATCGCTACAGAATGTCCTTGACTGGGCAAAGGCCAAGGGCATTCCCATCCCCACCGAACAGCCGTCCGGCTACGGAACCTCACTCGCTTTGAAAATTGCTAATGATGTGATGGCGGACATCGTGGCAGTGCGCTTTAACTGGAAGTGGAACCGGGCCACGGCTGCTCCTTTTTATACCAATAGCTGGCAACAGGACTACCCCCAGATCGGCCTGGTAAATGTGGGCTGGCTGGAGGATGGCGATCGCGTCGACATCAATAACACGGCCTTTCCGAAACCGCTGCGCCAGGTGACCGTCCGCAAGCAGCTGAGCAGGACTTCGCTGGCATGGATGCCAGTCGACCAATTGTGCTGGATGTACAACTACGAACTGACTTACGGCACGTGGCCTGGAGCGGGAATCACCTTCCATCCGCTGGTGACGACATCGGCGACGGTGCAGAATCCGCTGATGAGCATGATCGACGCCAATGGCAACCGTCTGATCGTAACCGCATTCGGGACGACGGGATCGGTGGCTCCGGTTCTCCCTGCAAATTCAGCGGAAGGAGCCACTGTTGTCGATGGCTCGGTCACGTGGACGGTAGTGGCCGCGATGTCGCAGGGCTTTCGCGTATTTCCGCTGCCGGGCGCGAGCGGTCCGGTGTGGCAGGTTACTCCTTATTATCAGGTGCTCTTGCAGAAACTGACGACGCTGCAGAGCCTGATTAACCCGATTCCTGATGATTATTCGCCCTTTTTCCAGACGGGATATGAAAATTATTGCAAGCGGAGTAGTTCTAACCCAACTGATCGGGCGGAAGGGCAGAAGGAATACCCACTTTGGCTGAAGGCGATGCACGATGCAGCCAAGCAGGGCGACCGGGAAGCGGACGCCTATGGTATGATTCCGGCAACTTCTCCGGTGGAGCGAGTTTACGGTTGGGTACGCAATCCACAGGACCCTAGTCAACCTTATTAATGATATGAGTAATGAAAAAACCTGTCCGTGGTGTGAGCTAGAATACCAGGTGAGGATCCAATAGTGGCAAACACTCTCACCCTGCAGAATTCGATTAATTTCGCGACTCCGATCCTGAAGAACCAGCCGCTGCAGATATCGAATCAGGAGCCGGCGCTCACCGCGGCGAATATGGTGCTGGGAACGATGCTGGGGCCGCCGATGAAATGGCGCTTCAATCGGAAGGAATTTAATTTTCCAGTTACGAATGCGGGCACGGATTACCTGATCGCGCTGCCGACGTTTGGCTTTATCGAGACGCAGTGGCTGGTTGATGGCAGCGGGAATCACTTCTCGCTGAATGGCGCGATTTCGCTGCCGGTGAATGCCACGCAGGGACGGCCCGAGAAACTCTCTCCGCAACTAGACGATAATCAGGGCAATATTACGTTTCGCCTGGATAAGACTCCGGACCAGAATTACACGGTGTACGTCGACGCGCAGCAAAAGGCTCCGCTGATGACTTCGGCCGCATCGGAGTGGGCTCCGGTACCGGATGAGTTTCAGTACATCTTTCAGCAAGGCTTCCTGTCGGTGATGTCGCTGCTGGTGAACGATGCCCGTTTCCCGGTGTTCGAAAACTACTTTATTGCGCGATTGCTGGGCGCGCAGGACGGGCTGACCGACCAGGAGCGCAATATCTTCGTGGCCAATTGGATGGCGCTGACGCAGACGCTGGCGCGTTCGCAGGGCTCGGTCAATGCCGGAGTGGCCGGGCGCGGCAAGCAATAAGTAAATCCGCTTTTCCCTCGATATTCACACTTGACACGATTTGCGCGGTTATGCTACATTTGCGGCATGGCTAAAAGATACGTTATCGTTCGCACCTTAAGTGCAGGCGTTTTTGCGGGCGTCTTGGAATCCCGCAATGGCCAGGAAGTTGTGATGACCGATGCTCGGCGCCTGTGGTACTGGGATGGCGCGGCTTCTCTATCGCAACTTGCTGTGAGTGGTACTTCGAAGCCGAAAACCTGTAAATTCCCTGCCCTGGTTTCCAGAATCGAACTTCTGCAAGCCATTGAAATTCTCGATGTATCGGCGGAAGCCGAAGCTAATATCAAGGCGGTCCCAGTTTGGCAGATCTAATTAGGTCCGGGTCCGGGTCCGGGTCCGGGTCCGGGTACGGGTCCGGGTACGGGTACGGGTACGGGTACGGGTACGGGTACGGGGACGGGTCCGGGTACGGGTACGGGGACGGGGACGGGTACGGGGACGGGTCCGGGGACGGGGACGGGTACGGGGACGGGTACGGGTAAAAAATTCGAAACTACGACGCCGTTTGGCGTCGTAGTTTCTTTCCCAGGAGACTTACCTTGTCTGACTTATCGGATTTTCTGAGAGTTACATTGTTATTTCTGGCCTTTGTTTATGCGGCTTTTCGTGTTGGTTGGTGGATTAGCGAGTTTAGGTGGAGAATGATGCGCACCTTTGTCGGAGTTATCGCAGTTATAACTGGCGTGTTCCTGGGCTGGCAGATGGTAGCGGAGCCCGACAGCTCGCCGGGCATTCTAGTCGGCGTTCTGTTTGGAGCCTGCATCGTGGTGGCGATCATCGGCGGTGACCATGCAAAAGATGCCGCCGAACCTGATTGATATCGTCACCATAGTGCGCGAGCCGGACGGGATGGAGCTCCTCGTTAGCGAGCCTATTCCATGGGATCCGGATAGGGAGGAGTTGGCCCAGGCGAGGGGCCGAGCGGTGGACGCCGCACACCAGATCGCCGAGTATATACGTCGAATGCCGGTAGCGGCGGAGAGGGATTTATGAACGGAGATGAATTGATCGCGGCGGAGAGGGATTTATGAACGGAGATGAATTGATCGCGGCGGAGCGCCAGCGCCAGGTCGACGTTGAGCGTTGGGATGC